TGACACGAATGCCTCGACGGTGTGGGGCAGCGGTGTTGAGCAAATCGTGCAGGGGTTCTACAAGCTATCACTGCGCCCGTATTTGTCGCGCCTTGAATCGAGCATGGAAAGCTGGCTGCTGTCCCCATCCGAGCGCGCATCCGGCAACGTGAAGGTGCGTTTTGATTTTGACGAGTTCCTGCAGCAATCGCAGGCCGACCGTGTGAAAATGTATAAAGAAGCGGTCACTGGCGGATTCATGACGCCAAACGAGGCGCGTCGCCTTGAGGGGTGGTCTGATATCGATGGCGGCAACGAGGGCTACATGCAGCAGCAGATGATTCCGCTGGGTATGCTGGGCAAGGTGCAGCAGGCGAAAGAGCACGAGCAGAAAATGGCAGAATTGAGCAACAAGGCGCACAACACCACCAACATCGTTGTGCCTGAAATCAAAATCCCAGATATCAACATCCCCGCGCCGATTATCAACTACACGCCTGATGTGAAATTCGACGTAGCAGCACCGAATGTGACGGTAAATAACGAGGTGCCTGTGGTGAATGTTGCCGCGCCGGAGGTCAAGGTCGCGGCTCCCGTGGTGAATGTGACCCCGCAAGTTTCGGTGAAACTGCCGCGCCGCAAGACAAAAACCACCGTAAAATATGACAGCGCCGACCGTCTGGTTGAAAGCACGCAGATCGAGGAGGACGCATAGTGGCCGATTCATTCGTACAGGTTCCGCCCGATTCCACTGGCAAGCAGATTGCCACCAATGACGTGGGCGGCAAACAATATCAGGTGGTGAACCTAGCCGACGACACGGGTGCGGCCATTGCGCCGCTAACCGACGCACAATTGCGTGCGACTCCCGTGCCTGTTAGCGGTGAAGTCATAGCCGACACAGGGTTGTCGCAGCCACTCACTGATGCCCAGCTTCGTGCCGACCCTGTTCCTGTTGAAATCATTGGCAGCATCCCCGTCACCATCGCGAGCGCCATCGAAATCACCAACGATGCAGGTAATGCCATCCCCGTCAGCGCATCAGCATTGCCATTGCCAATAGGTGCAGCAACAGAAACAGCATTGCAAACCCTCCAAGAAACATGCGACACGCTATTGCTGTTTGCTCAAACACTGCTACGCGCGCAAGGTCGCGTCGATGCGACAGGCCGCACCATTGTGAACAATTCCGAGGTTACGCAGCCTGTAAGTGGCACGGTGACATCAAACATCGGCACCGGCACCCTTGCAGCAGTGACCAACGTGGCTCAATTAGGTGGTCAGCCCGTGCCATATCTCGCTTTTGACCGTCCAATGCATATCTATGACAACATTAAGGTGACCTAGCCATGACAACGACCGTGAACCTGCGCAAACTCCTTCACCCAAAACGCTGGGAAGCAAACACACCTGCACCCGTAAACTCGGCGGCTGGCTCGTTTATTGTGTCGGATAAATACGACCTAGTGAATGGAGCAAAGGCCTTTTATGTGCAGGCAGCGGCCACCATCTACATGTATGAAGGCGACGAAGATTCATGGATTCAGTTGCCAGCATCGGGCATCACGGGGACATTCGGCGCAGGCGCATGCGGCGAGTTCCGTGCGCTCGGTGCTATGGGTGGCACGTTCAACCAAACAGCCACCGCAGGTGGTGCGACATCAATCACCACCAACAAAACCATCGTGCGCTCGCTTGCTGGTGCGCGCCTTCGTGTAATCGCTGGCACAGGCGTCGGGTTCGATGGCACAGTGGTGAGCAATACACTAGGCGCAAACGCAGTCATCACGACTAGCGGCGGCAGCTTTGGCGCAGACACCGTGTTTCAGGTGTTCACCGGCTCGCTGTGGTTTTTCTGTGGCGGCGCTGGCACGGTTGGTTTCCGCGTGTATGACCGCGCGACAAACGCATGGACAGCAAAAAGCGTCACCGGCATCCCGACCACATTCGGAACTGATGGGGCGCTCGTTTCGACCATCGGCAGCGCGAAATCATTTGCAACTGGTACGGCAACGGCAGGTGGCGCAACCACGCTTACTAACAGCGGCAAGGCGTGGGGCACTAATATGTGGGCAAACAATCAGGTTCGCATCACTGCTGGCACCGGCGTGGGGCAAATCCGCACCATTTCGAGCAATACTGGCACAGTGCTGACGGTTTCTGCGGCATGGGCTGTGAACCCAGATGCAACCAGCGTCTATAGCATCGAGGGCAACAGCGATTACATGTATCTGCTCGGCAACAACGCTGTGACGATGTATCGCTACACTGTATCGACGGACACATGGGCAACGCTTTCACCAACGGCTGCTCGCGCGGGTGCTGCTGCTGCGGGATTCTCGGCGTGCTGGGTTGATAACGTCACTGGATGGGATAACGAAACGCTGGTGAATAACCTGCAAGCGGCCACGCTTTATCGCCAGAACGGGCGCTACATTTACAGCTTCCGTGGCGGCGCGACATCAACGCTGGACGTTTACGACATCGCCGCGAACACATGGGTCAGCGGGGTGACATACGGCAATCAGCAAGAGACATTCACCACGGGCAGCGGCTACGTCGATGACGATGGCATCATATACATTCACAAAGAGGCGACAAACCGTTATTTCACCTTTGATATTGGCAAAAATATCCTTGCAGGGTTGACGACAAACTTCACGGTTCAAGGCGCTGCAGTGGTCGGAAACAAGCTATTCTTGCTGCCATATAGCGACGGTGGCACGCAGATTCATTTCCTCTACACGCTGATGCACACCGGCGCGATTCTTAACCGTCAATTGCTGGTGTAATCATGCTTCTGGCGCTATGGGGTGGGTTCTTTGAATGGGATGGTGCTACAGCGCCAAGCCCATCAGCAACAGCCTTCATCGGCTCGAGCAAAAAGAAATCCAGCCGCGTGCGCGCTAGCGACATGGTGGCATCGTCATTTCCCGAGATTGATACGCGCGCACAACGCATGAAACGCAACGCAGCGATTTTCACCATATTGCACTAGCCACGCCTTTGTGCCATGATGCCTGCATAAACAGGGGGCATTTATGGCATCGGATGATTTTCGCACAGTAGTTCAAACGGATTTAGAGGCGACGATTGCCAACGGGCAGACGACTTCTGGCGAGGTTGATTTGAAAGGCACCACCATTTGCGGCCTGCATATCCCAGCAGCATTCACCGGCACCACCATTAAAATCAGCGCCGCCGCCGAGAATGACAGCACATTCCGCACCGTCATGAGCGCGGGGGCTGATTATTCGCTCACTGTCGCGGCTGGCAAGTATGTCCCGATCGAGAACCTTGCCATTGTTTCCGGCTTGCGTCGGATTAAGCTGATTTCTGGCAGTGCCGAGGCAGCCGAGCGCAAGATTATCATCGCCACGCGTCCCGTATAGGGGGCGCTCATGGGGCAGCTTTTAAGGCTTTTGGGCGGCATGGCTGGTGGTTCCGGCATTGTTGTTCGCAACATTGCCAGTAACACGCGAGCACCCGGAGCAAATGGTGGGGCTGCATCTAACGGCGTAGACACAACAGCAAACTCGCGTACTTCGCAGGTAAACGAAAGCGGAAAAGCGCTCACCAATTTAGCTCTTGTTTATTCTGGCTGGCGCACGCGGGCAAGTGCTCCTAGCGAAACTGACTTGCCTAATGATTACACCGTAACGGCATCAATTGAATACCCCTCCGGCACGTTCACGCAGGTCACATGGTCGGGTACTACAAGCAAGGTTATCACGGCTGGCAGTAACATCGTGAGCGATTACATGGCTGTTGCTATCCCCGCGGGTGCAAGGTTCTGGGTGCGCAGTTTTGTAAGTGTTACAGCTGGCGGCGTGTGGCCGACAAGTGGAACTATGCATAGCGGTTCTCCGGGGCTTGAGCTTTACCAAACAGGCACAGGCTTGAGCGATATGACGATGGGCGGGACAATTGTGGGCACATCTCAAGGTTTCCGCGCTTCTGGGTTCTTATCGCGCGGTACAGGATTTAAGAAGGTATCGCTTGGCGTATTTGGCGACAGCATTGCATCAGGTTCAGGGGATGGCGTGTATGATACTAACTCAAACACATCGTGGATTGGTCGCGCCGCTTCAGGGAATTGCCCTATTTTAACAACCGCAATTGTCGGTGTAACTCTTGCAGACAACGTTCTTAATCTGACGCGGCGACTAGATTTGTTTCAGAAATGCGGCATCACGCATGTTCTTTGCGCTTGGGGTGCGAATGATGTGGCGGTGCGCACCGCGCCACAAATTCAGGCAGACCTAACGACGCTCTACAACGCAATCATTGCGGCGGGTATGAAGCCAGTGCAAACAACCACCACGCCAAAATCAACTACTGCGGATTTCTGGTACACCGAAGCAGGGCAAACTGCTGCTGCTGGTTATACGGGCGGTGAGGCATCTGTGCGTGGTGTAGTAAATAACTGGGTGCGTGCATTAAATGCTGGATTGTACGATTATATTGAAACTGCGGATAACGTCGAAACCGCGCGCAGCAGTTCCATTTGGAAAGCTGGCAACACGCAAACAACGTATCTTGCGCCGAATACCGATGTGTGGACTGTTGGGGTAGGGGCAACGACAACTAGCGTTCCATCAAACAGCACGGCTGCGGCTGATTACTATAGATTCGGGCGGATCAAGTTTCTTACTGGCGCACTTGCCGGCACAATGAGCGGCCAAGTTTCCGGCCAAACGGTAGGCGGGACATTTACCGTTCCCGCACTTGCTTCTGCTCCTACGGCTGGGGATACGTTTAGCGCGTATCCGCAATTCTGTAACGCAACAAACGATGGTCTTCACCCTAACGTTTCAAGCTCAGTATTCGGTGGCCACATCATCATGAAGGAAGTTGCTGTGCCGAAAATTCAGGGATGGAATGCGTAAATGATTAAATGGCCTGCCACTTGCCCATAATGTGCAGGCGTGCTACAAAGTAGTGGCATGGGTTGCCCCGTGAAAGAATCAAAACGGGGGCAACATGGAACGCAAACTGCACACATTACAGGCCGAGCAATTCAAATTCGATGCCATCAAAGGCTCGTTTGAGGGCTATGCGAGCATGTTCGACGGTGTGGATGCGTATGGCGACACTATCGTGAAGGGCGCTTATGCCGAAACCCTGCAAAATCGCACGCGCCCTGTGGCAATGTTTTTCAACCATATCTCGCGCCGCAGCGATATGCCTGCGAAAATCGGCGTTTATGAGGATATGTGCGAGGATGACTACGGCCTGAAAGTGAAGGGCCGCCTCACCGTTGGCCACCCGACTGCCGACGCGGTTCTGGCAAGCATGAAAAACGGCACCATCAGCGGCCTTTCGATTGGCTACATGGTGCCTGCAGGTGGCGCAGAAAAACGCGACAACATTCGCCTTCTCAAAAAAATCGACCTTATTGAAGTGTCCATTGTCGAAGAGCCTGCCGATCTAGGCGCGCTTATCGACCGCAGCAGCATCAAGGATGCGTTGGCTGCCATCAAATCTTTGGCGGAAGCTGAGAATTTCCTGCGCGACGTAGGGGGTTTTTCGGTTGCTGCTTCCAAGGCTGTAATCAGCCAAGTGAGAACCATTTGCCTGCGTGACGCGGATGAATCGGGTTCAAAGAGCGCGGGTTTAAGCATGACCTTGCAAGAGGTTCTGCGCGACTTGCAACCTTTAGCCATCAAACATTTTGGAGAATAACCATGACGACAGAAATTGAAACGCAACTGAAATCGGCAGTGACCGAGTTCAAAAGCAAAACCGCTGAAATGGATAAGTTCATCTCGGCTGGCAACCTGAAAATCGAAGGCATCGACGCTCAGACCAAAGAAACCATTGCTAAAATGGAATCGCTGGCAACTGAGGTGAAAGATGCTGCCCAGCGCGTTGCTGATATGGAGCAAAAAGCGGCTGACAACATCCGTGAAGACAAAGTGAAAGTCGCGACCATTGGTGAGCAGCTTGCTGCATGCCAATCAATCAAAGACTTCGCAGAAGGCCGCGTGCAGAAAGCTCGCATGGAAGTGAAGAACACCATCACTTCTACCGACTCGACCACCGCGCCTGACCGTCAGCCTGGTATCATTTCAGGCTCGACCCGTCTGCTTCGTCTGCTCGATGTAGTGCCAACGGCTCAAACGTCGCTTAACGTCATTGAAACGACCCGCGAGGCATCGTTCATCAGTGACGCTGGCGAAACCACTGAGGGAACTGATAAGCCAGAAGTCGGCATCACGTTTGAACTGGTCACCACGAACATCCGCACTTTCGCTGCTTGGCTGAAAATCTCCAAGCAAGTTGCGGCGGATGCGCCAATGCTGGCCACCTATGTCAACAACCGCTTGGTGCATAAAGTGCAGAACCGCATTGATTACCAAATCGTGAACGGTGATGGCAGTGCGCCAAACATTTCCGGCATCACTGACTCGGGCAACTTCACCGCATTCAGCCCAACCACCGGTGAAGGTGCGATTGACAGCGTTGCTCGTGCGATCGCAGCGGTTTCTGGCCGTGACTATAACCCAACAGCCATCATCATGAACACGGCTGACTTCTGGGCTATCCAGCGCGCGAAAGGTTCGACCAACGACCACTATCTCTATGGTCAGCCTGCGGGCAACCTCGGTCAAACCCTGTGGGGCTTGCCTGTCGTCGCCACCAACCAGCTCGCTTCTGGCAAGCTGATTGTTGCTGACTTCGTTCAATCGTTCCAGTTCTGGCTGCGTGAAACCGTTGCCATCACCCTGTCGGACAGCGATGATGACAACTTCACGAAGAACTTGGTCACCGTACTGGCCGAGGCTCGCGGCGCGCTTGAAACCCGCGTTCCTGCTGGCTGCTCGTATGGCAACCTTACCGCATAGCATACTTGCTTGCCCAAACTTGGCCGAGGGGGAAACCTCTCGGCCTTTTTTTGTTGCTGCAAAGTACGAAACAAAACCGTATATTGAACCGCATCAGGTTGAAACCAAGCCGCTACCTGAAACCGCATGCGAGGTGAAAGATGACGACAGCAAACATCATTACGCTGAATGAGGCCAAGGCGCATTTGCGCGTGACCGATACGAGCGAAGATACAATGATTGGCATCTATATCGAGGCGGCTGTCGAGCAGGTGCGCAATTTCCTGAATGTGACAATCATCACCGGCGAAGGTGATAGCCCAGCAGCGGTGCCATATTCCATCAAGGCGGCGGTGCTGCTTATCATCGGCGGGCTATTTGAGAACCGCGAGAACATCATCACAGGGCAGACGGTGGCAGATAACCCTGCCGTGATGAACCTGCTTTATCCGCATCGGGTTGACATCGGCATTTAATGACCATTGCCATCTGCATTGCGACCGGTGCGAGCGTCACTCAGGCGGATGTGGATTTTTGCAAAGGGCGCGGCAAAGTGTATGCCGTGAAAGAAGCCTATCTCATGGCACCGTGGGCGGATGTGCTATACTGCGCGGATGAGGATTGGTGGGCATCCAAAAAGGGCGTGCCGGATTTCGCAGGCGAGAAATGGACAGTCAGCCACGATGCAGCCCGCGTCTATGGCCTCAAGTGGATTGCAGGCACCAGCGACATTGAATGGGGACACACTGACAAGCTGATTGCATACGGCGGCAACAGCGGGTTTCAGGCGTTCAACCTAGCCGTGGTGCAGGGTGCAAAAAAGGTGATTCTGCTGGGCTATGATTACGGGCTGAGTGGCGACACGAAACACTGGTTTGACAATACCGAACACAAGCGCGAATCACGGCCTAGCAACTACGCAACATGGGCGGAACGCATGCACAAGGCCGCGCGCCATATTCCGGTGCCGGTCATCAACTGCTCGCCACGGTCTGCGATTAAGTGCTTCCCGAAAATGAGCGTGCAGGAGGCTTTCGGATGCTGACGATTTACAGCAACCCCGATGCCCTGACCTCGCCGCTGATTGCTCGAGCATTGCAACGCAGCACTGGTGCCAAAATAATCCGCGAGGATATCGACATGGGGGGTGCATGGGCCGGCTTTGGCGAGCCTATGTTCAATGAATCGCTGCGCAGCACCATCAAGGATGGGCGTGATTGGTACTATGCCGACCACAGCTACTTCAAACACGGGCGCAAGGTTTACTATCGCATCACCAAAAACGCATGGCAGCACAGTGGAATAGGCAAGCCGGACTATCACCGCCTCGGCCAGTTCTTTACCAGCGCCGCGCCGTTCAAAAAAGATGGGCGTCATATCCTCGTTTGCCTGCACAGCGACTTTTTTCATGATCGCATGGGGTCACCGGTGCGCGAGTATCTGTTAAGCATCGAGCATCGCATCCGGCAATATAGCGACCGTCCTATCGTCATCCGCACGAAGCGCAGCGAGACAAGGTTCTTGGATGACTTGCAAGGCGCATGGGCAATCGTCACGCACAGCAGCATGGCGGCGCTTGAGGGGTTAATGCGCGGCGTGCCTGCATTCATGACAGCCGACAGCGCATTGTGGACGCTGACAAAGCGCGACCCCATCAACATCGAATCACCACTTTACCCATGCGCCGAACAGCGTATGATGGTTGCGGCGGTTCTGGCAGGTCAGCAATGGACTTTGGGCGAGATAGCATCAGGCAAAGCATGGGGGGCAATCAATGCGGCAGTTTGACAAATGGATGATGCCAGATAACGAGGCGCACTTGCCGCAATGGATGCAACAGGTGCATGATGTGCGCTACACCCGATTGACCTATCAGGCACATAAATATGACGCAGCATTCAAGCATTGCAAGGACGTGCGCACCGCGGTTGATATCGGCTCGCACATAGGCTTGCTGGCATTTCTGATGGTGCATGATTTTAAGCGCGTGGAATGCTTTGAGCCTATGCAAGAACACGTCGCATGCTGGAAGGCGAACATTGGCAGCTATAGCAACGCTCGCCTGCATGTCTGCGCGCTTGGTGAGGTGACGGGCTATGTGAAAGTGGAGACGCGCACCAAAGACTCGACCGGCGACACGGGGGTTGAGGCCTTTGCGCATGTTCCGAAAGCCGGATTCTCGCCGCTTTACCCACTGGACGATTTCGCGCTGACCGATGTGGACTTCATCAAAATCGACTGCGAGGGCTACGAATTGAACGTGCTCAAGGGTGCCGAGGCCACACTGCGCAAATACAAGCCTGTGGTCATGGTCGAACAAAAACGGGATATGTCGCTCAAGTATGGCCTGCCGACTTTAGCCGCTGTGGATTACCTGAAAAGCCTCGGCGCTGAGTTGAAAGAAGAAATCAGCGGGGACTATATCCTCGCTTGGTCATAGGAGGCTAACATCGGCCACGGTGACGAGTGCATGGCTTTGGGCAGGCTGGAAATATACCACGCCGCCACGGGCAAAAAAGGCGCAATCCTGAATGATATCGGACTGCCGCGCGACAATGTGCTTTGGCATGGTCATCCGGCATGGGAACCTAAAGGCACCAGCGGCATCAAAGACGGTGCGGGGTGCAGGCCGTACATCAAGCAATGGGCTGAATGGAATGGCAGGCCGCGTATCATATTCAATGAAAGCTACAGGCCGCACGCAGGCCGCATTCACCTGACAGATGCCGAGCGTGCGAGCGTCACGATTCAAGGCGACTTCATCGTGGTCAATCCAACCATCAAGGCCAATGCCAGCCCGAATAAGCAATGGGGTGGCGCACGGTGGCAAGAAGTCATCGAGCGCATGCCGTTGCCGGTGTATCAGCTAGGCACCAGTGAGGGCGAAGTCATCAAAGGCGCGCGCTTTTACCGCACCGAAACCATCCGCCATGCCGCAGCAGTTATCGAGCGCGCAAGGCTGGTGCTGACAAATGAGGGGGGGCTGCATCACATCGCGGCCTCATTCAAGCGGCCTGCCGTGGTGGTGTTTGGTGCATTTGCCAATCCGCTAGTCACGGGCTACCCATTCCACACAAATTTGTCCGTGGAAACGAAAGAGGGCTATTGCGGGCGCTATGCCACCTGCGACCACTGCAAAGACGCTATGGCGCAAATAACCCCTGATATGGTACAAATGGAAGCGATGAAGATTTTGGAGGCGTGATGTATTTGCCAACTGCGTATGTGGGTTTTGATTGCCGGATGCCTGATGCCTATATGGTGGCGGCTCGCTCAATCCTTGACCGTTCGACCTCACCCATTGCCATCAAGCCTCTGCTATTGCCACACCTGCGCGCCTGCCGTGCGTACATGCGGCCAACCAAGTTAGAGCGCGGCATCATGATTGACGAAATCAGTGAAGCGCCAATGTCCACGCAGTTCTCAATCTCGCGGTTTCTCATTCCGGCGCTTGAGCAATACAAAGGCTGGGCGCTGTTTTGCGATTCGGACTTTCTTTTCATGGCTGACCCGATTGAGCTATTCAAGAACCTCGACCCACGCAAGGCGCTCTATTGCGTGCAGCACCGCCATAATCCTACCGAGATGTGGAAGATGGATGGGCAAATGCAGACCCGTTACGAGCGCAAGAACTGGTCGAGCCTGATGCTTATAAACTGCGCGCATCCGTCGAACCGCTGGCTAAATCTTGAGAACGTAAACAGCGCCACCGGACGCGACCTGCATCGGTTCTGCTGGCTCGAAGATGACGAAATCGGCGCGCTGGATGAGGCTTGGAACTGGCTAGAGGGGCATAGTGATATTGCCATCAAGCCAAAAGCGGTGCATTATACCCGAGGCACACCAGACATGCAGGGGTTTGAGAACATACCCTATGCAGATGAATGGCGGGCTGCTTTGGGGAAGGTATGAAAACAGGCAAACTTGACCAGCAAATCGTCATTCAATCGCTGACTGAAACCAGCGACGGTGGCAGCCTATCGCGCTCATGGTCAACCCTTGCCACGGTATTCGGCCATGTGATGACGCAACGTGGCAGCGAGGCTTTCGAGGCGGCGCGCGTGAATGCCCGTGAAACCATCCGCGTCATGATACGTTATCGCAGCGACGTGACCACCAAGCACCGCATCCAATGGGCAAGCCAAAGTTATGATATCACTGCGGTCGATCGTAGCGGGCGGCGTGAAGGCGAACTGTGGCTGACTGCTCAAGTGGTGGGGGCGCTATGAAGGTGACCATGCACACCACTGGCCTCAAGGAATTGCAGGAGGCGTTCAAAATCATGAGCCGTGATGCAGGCGAAGTGGTGTTGACTTCTGGCGTGAATGCCGCTGCCAAGGTCATCAAGGATGCAGCAGTTATCGCAGCCCCTCGTGGCGACAGCGCAAACCGTTCAAAATCAAGCATGCTATATGGTCGGCTTTATACCAACATGCGCGCGAAAACACTGCGCAAGAAGCATGCTGACAGCCGTGCCGCAGTTGTCACCCGTGGCCGTGCATTCTGGGGGGATATCCTCAATCGTGGGTCGCGCTACATTCCGGCAACACGGTGGTATGACAAAGCACTCTCGGCAAGCCAATCGCGCGCCATCGATGCCATGAAAAGCGCAATGGCCAAACGCATCAAAACGCTGTCGGCCGCGGCAATTCGTAAAGCGGGGGCGGACAAACGATGAGCCTAGAACGCGCACTCTATGAAAAAATTAAGCTGACACCGGTGCCGAGCAACCGCATCTATCACCTGCGCGCGCCACAGAACACGCCAGCCCCGTTTGTCGTGTATCAGCGCGTCAACTCAGAACGCTGGCGGCATATCAATGGCCCGACAGGCATGGTGCAAGCCACGGTGCAGGTGGATATCTACGCCGAGAACAGCTATACCGCACGGGATTTGGCACAGCTTATCGAGGGCGAACTTGACGGATTTCAAGGCACAATCGCCTATGGCACAGACAGCCCGCAAGCCACATTGCGCATTGGTGGGATTTCGTGTATCAATGATTTTGACCTGATTGACCAGACCGATGAGCCGTTTCTCTATAGAGTGTCGGCTGATTATCTGATAACATACGAACAAAGCTAATGGAGAGACAGCATGGCAAACGCAATTGAAACACAAGGCTTCACGCTTGGCATCAGTGCCTCGGCAAGCGAATCACCGCTGGGCTACACCAACGTTGGCGAGATTGTCAGCTTCACCGGCTTTAACGGTCAGGCGTCGGAAATCGACACCACGCACCTGCAATCGACCGCCAAAGAGTTCCTGATGGGCTTGCAGGATTTCGGCACCTTCGACATCGAAACTAACTACCTGCCAGCCGATGCCGGTCAGGACAAGATGCGCACCGCCAAGGGCAACCGCGACGTGCATTACTTCAAAATCACCATGTCGGATGGCTCTTATGCCACATTCGCAGGTTATGTTCTTTCTGCGTCAATTAGTGGTGGCGTGGATGCTAAAATGGATGGCGCGTTCTCAATTCGCATCACCGGCGAGCCAACATTCTCATGATGCAAGCCAATCCCTACACGGCTGAGACACCCATCACCATCGGCGGGCAGCAATGCGCGCTGGTGTTTGGATGGAAGGCGCTGGCTCAAATCTATGCTGAGTGCGGGCCGGACGCTATTAACAACACGTTCAAAAAATCGACCATGTGGACGCAATCGCCGGACACATACGCGAAGATGGTGCATGCTGGCCTCAAAGAAAAGCACGCCGACATTACGCTCGATCAGGTTTTTGCTGGGCTGCCACCGTTTGCCATTGTGGTTGAAATCCTGACCACGGCGCTACTGCTTGCCTATTTCGGCAGCGAAGGCCCGCAGCCTTCCGAAAACAGCACCGACGACGATTCAAAAAAAAACTAGACCCCATTCGTGAAGGCATGAAGATGGCCTTTGCGTGCGGCATTGCGTTGGATGATTTCTGGCGCATGACCCCGTGGCAGCTTGGCATTGCAGTTGAGGCCAGAAACCAGCGCGACCAGAACGAAACCGAATCGCGCCTAGGCATTGCATGGTACACGGCGGCATTCTCTCGCATGACCAAACTGCCCCCATTGCGCGAAGTGCTAAACGGTGGCAAAAAACCACAGGTGAAAAGAATCGATGAGCGTGCTATCATGGCGCAATTAAAGAAATACGCTGCGATGCAAAAAGGGGCTGGCAATGACGGACGCACAAATTAAGACAGTCGTAAGCGCGAACACAGCCGACTTTGAAAAAGGGCTGATTCGCATGTCGCGCCAGCTTAATAATTTCGAGAAACAGCAGCGCGCAACAAACCAAAAGCTGGATTCATCATTCAAGTCAATCTCGACCTCGGCTGGCAAGTTTATCGGCACGCTGGCTGGTGCTGCTGTTACGAACTACCTACGCGGCGTCGTGGATGCGGCTGGGGCCATGAAAGACCTATCACTGCAGACCGGCATCGCGGCATCGACGTTCTCGGCTTTGCGCGCGCCACTAGAGACCACCGGCTCGAGCGTCGAGGAACTGGCAGGCTCAATCTCAAAGCTGCAAAAGAACATATCGGAAGCGGCTGCCGGCGGAAGTGATGCGCTGGTTGGAACGTTCAATGAGTTGGGCATTTCCATCGAAAAGCTGCGCCAATTATCACCCGAGCAGCAATTCAATGAAGTCGTCAAGGCGCTGGCAAAAGTGCAAGACCAATCCGACTTCACGCGCATCGGAATGGAGTTGTTCGGCAAGAGTTTTCGCGGCCTCGCTCCCGCTATCCGTGAAACAAACGGCGAGCTAGGTGAATACGCCAGAAAGCAGCAAGAGGCAGGCAACGCACTGAGCGATGACGAAATCAACAAGCTCGATGAATATGGCGACAAGCTGGCACAACTGAGCATCACGCTCGCAAACTTTACTGCCAAACGGTTCCTTGATGTGATGGCAGCGATTGAGGCCGCATTGATTGCCGCAGGGCTGGCAATTGTCGAGGTGCAGGGCAAGCTCGGCCTGATTGATAAAGAGACCGAGGCTGGCGCATATCTTGAAGCAAAGGGACGCTTGGCTGATTTGAACAAACCGCGCGGCAATACGGTGACCAATGCGGCAGGCGGCTCGATCGATGTATCCGGCAAGAACGCAACATCCAGCGGCGCAAAGAGTGCTGCAAAAAACGCCGAACGCCTACAAGAAGCATTGAATCAGATGCAGCGCGAAACCAGCCGCGACGTATACACCGCGCCATTCAATGAACTCGACAAGAAGCTGAAAGAAGTCACGTTCACCATTGAGGACATGGCGCGGCAGTACAAAACCAAGCTGACGCCAGAGCAATTGAAGCAAGTCGAGACCATTCAAGCCAACATCGAGACCTATGACCGCCTGCAAAAAGAGCAGGAGGAATCAAAGAAAATCGCTGACGAACTTGGCGGCGCATTCCGTGACGCCTTTGCCGATGCCGTGCTTGGGGCCGAGGACTTGGGCGATGTGCTTGGTGCGCTATCAAAGCGGCTGCAGCAGATTGCATTCAATAAATTCGTGGGTGACCCATTGAGCAAGGCAGCCGATGGGCTTTTCAGCAAAATCGGCGGCAGCTTGTTTGATGCGCTCCCGTCATTCTCATTCGCCACCGGCATCAAAAACGTGCCGTATGACATGACCGCGCGGCTGCACAAGGGCGAGCAGGTGGTGACGCGGCAAGGCGTGGATGCTATGAATCGCAACAGCGGTGGCAGTAGCGCAGGCAACATTTACAACATCGACGCGCGCGGCGCAGACCAAGGCGCGGTGGCACGGCTTGAGCGTTCACTGATTGCGCTTGCGGGGCCTGGTGTTATCGAGCGCCGCGTATCGAATGCACAGACGAGAGGCACACTATGACCGCACCACTATTGACCATGCCGACCAGCGCGAACATTGCCGAGGTGGTGTTCAAAATCAAAGATGTGGTCGCGCGCACGTTCAGCCCGTACACATTGCAAGACCAAGCCTTTCGCTGGCCTGGTGAGCAATGGATGGTGGATTTCACCTTGCCGCCGATTGGTGATGTGGACGTTGCGAATGAATGGAAGGCGTTTGGCGTGCGGCTTGAGGGCAGCTATGGGCGGTTCTACATGGGCGACCCGTCATCACCAACCCCGCGCGGTGTAGCAACTGGCACGCCGCTGATTAAAGGCGCTGGACAGCTTGGCAACAGCATCGTGACGGATGGATGGGCAGCTGGGGTAACAAACATCCTCAAGGCTGGCGACTACGTTCAAATTGGCACGCGCCTGCACATGCAGATGGTGAACGTGAACAGCAACGGCAGCGGTGAGGCGACATTGACCTTGCGCCCAGCCGTTATCAGCGCACCAGCCGACAACAGCGCGGTGGTGGTGAACAGTCCAAAAGGCATCTTCAAAATGACCAGCAACACGTTTGAATGGCGCGTGACACCTGGGCCGATTTATTACATCAGCTTCCAAGCCGAGGAGGTTGTCGGTGCGTGATATAACCGCAGCAATGGCGGCTGAGTTTGAATCGCGCTCCTTGATGCCGATTCTGATTGCCGAGTTGGAGTTTGATTCTGGCACGCTGTATATGTGGTCAGGCGTGGGTGACTTGTCATGGAATGGCAATACCTATATCGGCAGCGGCAACCTCATCAACATTTCGACGGTCGAGGAAAGCCAAAACCTCGAAGCGAAAGGCATCGTTTGCAGCTTATCCGGCGTGCCATCCAGCCTCATATCCTTGGCGCTCACTGAGAAGACACGGCAGCGCGCATTCCGGCTATGGCTTGGAGCGATAAACAACGGCGATTCACCGCGCGCACTGGTCGATGAACCCTATCGCATATTCACCGGCCTGATGGATGTGATGGAAATCAGCGACGATGGTGAAACGGCCATCATCCGGCTATCGGTCGAGAGCGCCATGATTACGGGGCGACGGGCGAAGATTCAGCGATACACATCGGAAGATCAAAAGAAGCTATACCCAGACGATGTGGGGCTAGATTTCATCCCGCAATTACAGGATAAACAGGTGGTATGGTGACGCGCTTTGAGAATTGGCCCCTATTGCTTTCGGCGTATCTCACCGAGCGCCGAGCCATGCCGTTTGAATGGGGCGGCAATGATTGCCTGACATTCGCCGCAAAGGGCGTGCATGCGATGACCGGCGTGGATTTTAGCCTCAATTATCCGGCGTACTCAACCGAGGCCGAGGCGATTGAATTGCTCAATGCAAACGGTGGCTATGAAGGCATTATCACTGCGGCGCTAGGCGAAGGCACGGACAAATATAAAACCGCGCGCAGGGGTGATGTGGCGCTGGTTATGATGGGCAACCCATCGGCGGGCCTTGTGGACGATTCTGGGCAACGGGTGGCGGTGTTGGTGCCTAATGGCCTGATTCGCGTGCCACTGACCAGCGCAATCAAAGTGTGGGGGGTGTAAGTGGCCACAGTAGTCGCAGGCGCAGTTCTATCAGGCATCACATCGGGCAGCTTGTTCGTGGCAACGGCGACCAGTATTTTCAGCATGTCGGCATTCGCTGGCTCGCTCATCCTCGGCGGCCTATCCTATGCGCTGACGCCGAAACCAAAGAAGCCAAGCACCGGCGAAGGGTTCGCACAACAGCCTGGAACCGTTGCCGTGCGTCAATCCGATATCACCCGCACGATCATCTATGGCTCATCGCGTGCGGTGCGTGGCTATGCTCACATGGTCAGCACGAACACCAACAAGGATTTGCACCTGTTCATCATTTTGGGGCAGGGCGAATTAAGCGCCATCCGAGAAATATGGGTGGACGACTACGCAATCCCAGAAGACCACATCGACGCAAACGGCAACATCACGCAGGGCCGCTATGCCGGAAACATGAAAATCAAGAAACACCTTGGCACGCCTGACCAGCTAGCGGATGCGGATGCTGTAAACAATGTGCCAGATTGGACAGTAAACCACCGCTTGCAGGGCATCGCCTATCTCTATGTGGTGCTGTATCGCAATCAAGACGTATTCCCCAGCGGCGTGCCTAATATCACGGCCATTGTCGATGGGCAGGCGCTCTATGACCCGCGCACCGATACGCGCCAATTTAGCACGAACATTGCGCTGATGGCCTATGATTGGATTACGGCGAACTATGGGTTTGCGGCTCGTGGCAATGATGTGGACATGGTGAACGTCGCAGCGCAGGCTAGCATCTGTGACGAAATTGTGACGGTGACCAGCGAGCAATTCACTGTGTCGGCGGTTGCTGATTCGACGGATATCATCACACTTACCGGCGATGTGCTGACCTTGCAATATGGCGACGTGGTGCGTGTATCGAGCGACGGTTCGCTGCCATCTGGCTTGAGTGCTGGCGTCGATTATTACGTCATCCCGTATCAGGTAAAGACCACGCCACGCTTGATGCTTGCGACCTCGCTTGCAAATGCTATGGCACGCACGCAAATCAACCTCACCAGCGCAGGCAGTGGCACCATCACCGTCACCAAAACAGGCGAGCCGCGCTACCACGGGGCAGGTGAAATCGACACGGCTGACGAGATTGGCGACACCTTGGGCGCATTGGTGACCTGCATGGCTGGCCGCGCAATCAATGTGGCTGGGCAATGGACGCTTCTAGCGGGGGCATGGCGCGCACCGGCAATCGAACTGACCATCGATGACGTGCGTGGCAGCGGATTAAACATAAAATCCTGCCTATCCATGTCGGAAAGCTACAACCGCGTGCAGGGGCTATTCAATGGGCCTGCCACCAACTATCAGGAAACCAACTACCCGAGCGCGTTCTACAGCCAGTTTTTGACGGATGACGGGGGGATTGAGGCTATCAAAGAACTGAACCTGACCTATTGCACGCGGGCCTCAACAGCCCAGCGCATTGCCAAAATCGAGCTATTCCGTGGGCGGCAAGAGTTGGCATTCAGCAGCGACTACAGCATGAAGGCACTGCAAATCCAATGCGGTGACACTGCCAGCCATACCTATGACCGTTTTGGCTGGTCATCGAAGGCGTTTGAATGCACCTCGTTTGCCTTTGATGCGAATGAAGATGTGATGATAACGAAACTCGGTTTCCGCGAGACTGCCGAGGCTATCTTTGATTGGACTGCGGGCGAGGCAATAAGCTATGACCCCGCGCCAAACACAAACCTGACAGACCCTTTCACTGTGCTAGCCCCTACCGGCGTTTCGTATAACAGCCGATTCATCGAAACATCAGGCGGTGACAGCATCTACACATTGCAGCTTGGCTGGGATGAACACCCAGATGCATTCGTTTCGCAGTATGGTGACTTCGAGGTGCAGTTCAAACTCAGCGCCGAATCGACATGGTTGCCTGGATTCTTTGTCGATGGCAGCTTGACCTCGACCGATGTGGTGACTGCATCGAATGGCGTGGAATATGACCTGCGGATTCGTGCGCGCAATAACCTTGGCGTGCGTTCTGGCTGGACGACGATTGAAGCTGCATCGGCGGGGTCATCGGGCGGCGTTGGCGTCAGCCTTGACTATGGCCTCGTGGGTGATTCGCCTGTCGTTCTTGAGGATTGGGGAAGCGTTGCCGACTCGCCAACCGTTCTTGAAGATTACGAATTTGTGGTGTAAGGTGGCCACTACGGACACAATCTATAGGGTCATGGCATGGCAACGACACAGGTAAAGCGGCGACGTGGCACAGCGGCCCAGTGTGACGCAATGACGCCTGCCGAGGGTGAGATTATTGTTGATACCACGAACGACCGCGTGCGCGTTGGTGATGGCTCAACTTCTGGCGGCATTTCTGTGCCGAATGCGTTTGATATCCAAAAGAACAGCTTTTCGGCAGCTACGGCTGGCGGCACTGCGGATGCACTGACACTGACATTGACCCCTGCGCCTGCCTCGTACACCTCAAACATGAGCGTTTCATTCAAAGCAGCCAGCACGAACACAGGCGCGGCGACATTGAACGTGAACGGCTTGGGCGCGACAAACCTGCGCAAATCCTCTGGCGGCTCGATTGTTGCGCTTTCGGCTGGTGATATCGTTTCAGGCGCGTTCTACACCGCATACTATGATGGCACAAACTTCGTGCTTGAGGGCGCAGGCGGCGGTGTGGCATCGGTCACTGGCAGCGGTGGCATCACGGTCAGCCCGACGACAGGCAGCCCAAATGTGAGCTTGAATACGAACAACGCAATGGGCGTTGGTGCCATTGCTTTTCTAAGATATGTGGACACCCCTAACCTTAGCAACGGCTCCACAACTGCGGGGAGCAATCTGCGCACAATTAACATTAGCGCTACCGGTGCGCTGGTCCCGACTGTTTCCGCACCTTCAGGAGGAACATGGCGAAACATCCAAGGCGTGACTATTGTAGGTAACGAGTTTGGCCTCTTCATTCGCACGGCATAGGGGCAGCATGAACACACAGCAGCAGCATCACAAGAAGGCAATCGTCATCACGCAATGGTGGGCTGGTATATTCGCCACGATGGTTGCTACTGGCATGGCTGGTGTGTTTGCGTACTCGTGGCAGGCCAATGCTGAAATCGCAGTCATGAAGCGTCAAATCGAGGATATTCGCTCGGTCAATGTTGACACCCGCCTTGCACGCATCGAAGAAAAGCTGGATTGGATTATCAAGGGGCGAAGCTATGGCCAGCCGAGAAATTAGCCACCTGCATCCATACCTAGCCGCGCGCGTGCCGACCTTTATTGAACGCTGCAAAGAACGTGGCGTCGATGTGCTTATTTATTGCACCTATCGATCGGGCGAAGAACAAAACCAGCTTTATGCAATGGGCCGCACCACGAAATCCAGTGCTGGCGTTTCAGTGCTTCGACCGCTTGGCAAAGTCGTGACCAATGCTCGAGCCGGACAATCGGCGCACAACTTCACCATCAACAAGCGCCCTGCATCAAAAGCATTTGACGCATGCCCGCTAATAGGTGGCAAGACTATATTCGAGAACCCCAAGCACCCGCACTGGCAAATCATGGGCGCGGTAGGGCAAGAACTCGGCCTGAATTGGTACGGCAAGAAGGGCAGCAAGTTTTATGAACTGCCGCACTTTGAAATGGCCGATTGAGCATGCAACCATCCCGTGCTATATTGGCAGCACAACAAGGGAGTGTTTATGTTGAAATTTATCCTAGACCGCGCCAAAGAAAAAACCACATGGCTAGGTTTGATTGCCATTCTCACCGCTGCAGGCGTCGCGCTCGAGCCTGAGCAAGTCGAAGCAATCGCAACCCTCGGCCTAGCAATTGCCGGTGCTGTTGGCGTATTTACCAAAGACAAAGCATAGTGGCGTGGCTTCAAGTCATCCAGCTTGTCATCAAATTAGCTGCTTCCATCTCGGAATATCTGGGCCGGAAGCAGCTTCTTGATGCAGGCGAGGCAAAAGCAATCAGCGAGGGTCTGCATGCAACGATTGCCAACATCCAAAAAGCCAAAGCAGCAAGCCAAGAAGTTAGCGCCAATCCTAATGGCGATTATGCTGGCGGCGTGCGAGACAAATACACCCGCACAGACGAATGACTACTGCGCGATTTATAAGCCAATCCACGACCATGCAAAAGATACGTTCACGACCCGCGCGCAAGTTTTAGATCGCAATGCCACCTATGAATGTGTGTGCTTGGATAATTGCCCGCGCTGACCACGGATAAACCAGCCTGCAAATATTGAAAGTGGCACTGATAGGGCAAGCCAGATTGTTAGGTATGTCATTTTACACGCTCATATTTAGAAAAGAACTCTGATTCTCGCATATAAGGAAGGTCATTGCTTACCGCATTTTCCTATCCTCACTTTTTAATTGGGGCGATTTCGCCCTAATTGGAACCCATTGATTTTATTGTATTGTGACATCAATCACCTTCATGAAGCTTGCCTGTTTGCTTGTCGCGCACGGTTAGAAAAAAGCTGCTCATCACTTCACCCTCACTTTCCCCCGCGTATTAGGAAAAAACATATTAGCTACTCTATCCGCAAAAAATTCTTCTACTTCTCTCATCCAAGGCTGGCCTAATTGTCCACGATGGTTGGTGATGAAAGTAAGCCATACAAATGGCAAAACTTGGTCTAAAGCCCTAGCTGCTTCCTCTGCTTTGTAATATGGGTAAGCGTCCCTCTCTTTTAAGCGCATGTATAAATTTGCCGCATCAACTGTTACTAATGAATTGGTGATGTTTTGGTCTAATATATCCATGTTGCTCATCACTTCACCCTCACTGCGCCAATGGCTATTAGCGCGTCGAGGGCTGCACGCATACCACGTCCGGAAGCTAAGCC